ACGAAGGTAGCGCTAGATGCTGTGAAGGAACCTGTAAAGGTACCTGCAGAGTATGTCTTGTTGGTAAGGGTCTGAGTCTTAGAGGTACCGACAACAACGCCTTCACCCGTTGCAATACCATGCACATGGGTCTGGTTGGCAGCAACAAGGATGGTTTCGTCAATGTCATAGCCACGGGCTGCGATGTGGTTCTCTGCCTCGCGGAAGTCACGACCAGAGACACCGTGACGAACAACAGCACCTGCAGAGTGAGCAACGGCAGCCGTACCATCGCCACCACGAGTAACCGTGAGCGTGGTGCTAGAGCCTGATGTGACCGTAAGGACTTCTTCCTTGGAAGTGTCTGGGTCAACAATGAGCGTGTATGGGAAGTTTGTCGGGAAACCGCTGATGGACACAACGATGAACGAGGTGTTGGACTGTCCTGATGATTGTGCGGGGATAGCCGACTGGAGCGATGTCTCTACTGCGGTTGAGGAGTAGTACCGCGCTGGTGAGCCTGGGTCGCCTGCTGCCATGTTTTACCTATCTCTGGTAGTGGGAACGGATGGGGTACTGACGGCGCTGATTGCCCGCCACTTCGTTTAGACGCTGTTGGTAAATGTTGTACAAGAATCTGGAAGCGTTCTGTCCAGAGCCTGCTGGTCGCACGCCATCAAGCGCATCTGCCATAGCAGACTGCGGACCAAGGCGTGATGGGTCTAGGAATGAAATCATGCGGAAGGCTGCGCCATAGATGACAACATCCTCCGAGTAGGAAGGCATGCCCGTTACCGTCTCAAAGTCATCGCTGTCGTTGACCATAAGTGTTGGGCGCTTGGAGTAGGTGACATGCACCGTCTGCCCAGGCACGATGTTGGAGTACACGCTGATGGACTTACCCGATGTGTAAACGGATGTATCCGCATTGCGGTCCACCGTGTAACTGCGAGCAGGGAACCATTCCTTAGATGGACCTACCAACGAGTAGGTCATGCTAAGTACATCCTGAAAATCTGATGGCAACTCATAGGTAGTACGGGCTGCGATATAGGCAAAGTCGTGGGTGTCCACTGCGAAGACTGACGGAAACATTGCATCAAGCGTGTTGTTGATGGCGTTCTTGATTTCCTTGCGAGGGAAGATAGGACTACCTATAACCTTGGCATTGGTTGCATGAGTACTGGCTGTAGTACCACGCTGTCCTCTTCCCCATGGGGGAAGGTTCAAGATATTGTTTACATTGTCGGTGCTGTTGATAAAGAAGATTTCATCATCTACTTGAGCAAAGCCACGCCCAAGAACCGTAGCATCATAAACAGTGAACGATGTGCCGGTGGTTGTCGTAACGGCAGCAGTAAGCCAGGTGGTCGGCTCTGAGTTCTCCGTATAGCCATGGAGGACCGACTCAACGCGGTCAGCCAGTTGTCCAAAAGTACTCATAGATTTATGCTCCTTAGGGCATCCACGGCAGATAGTCCGCTGGTTCCAGCAATCTCGTTGCAGACGGCGTTTAGACCAAGGTAGTCATCTGGCTGCCTGGTGGAACTTGCCTTGATGTTGAGGGCACCCAACAGACCTAGCCCGCTGGTGCCAGCCCAGGCGTTGGCTGCCCCTACAAGGGCTTTATAGGCTGTTAGCGCGGGGTATGTGCCTCCGTTGGCAAGACGGTTCATCTCGCTCGTAAGCGTGCTTCCTGCGACTCCTGTAGCCATTTACTTAGCCTTTCTCCTGACTGCTGCGTTATCCACAAGGTTGGGATAGGGACGACCAGCCTTCTTAGCCCGTGCCTTAGCCTGAGCCTTCTGTGCTGGAGTTAGAGGGGTTGACTTCTTCTTTGGGTTCTTCTTGTCCCAAAATGCTTTCTTCTTCACCACTTCACCTTGTCTGCCCAATATGCTGCCGACATCTTGCCTTTGGCGATGTTCTTAGCATGGCGAGCCTTGAAGGACTTTTGACGGGCGGTGGGCTTGCGGTCCCCCGTCACGCCTTGCTGTCCGAAACGGATTGTCTTGACTTGACTGCCTGACTTGGCTACCACCACATGTGACTTCGTGGGGTGACTTGGTGTGCGCTTAGGCTTGTTGAAGCCCGATACGCCTGCCCTCGCTAGGCGAGGGTCTTTCTTACTTGCCACGCTTCTTAGCCTTCTTCTTAGCCATACCAGCCTCGCTCATGGCAATAGCCACGGCTTGCTTACGGCTCTTGACGACTGGACCTTTCTTGCCGGAGTGCAGAGTTCCTGACTTGAACTCTCGCATCACCTTGGCTACCTTCTTGGCACCCTTTGCTTTCTTCATTAGTCCATGTCCTCTTCGTCGTCCATCTCAGCCTTCTCGCCGTATGGAGTCTCGCCAATGCGAACGATTGGCTTGTTGTATAACTCTGGGTTAGCAGGGGCTGGAGCAGAGCCAACTTCCCGTCCGGCTACGCCGTAGGGAGTCACTGTTCCGAAGCAGTTGCACTCAATGCACATTATTCATCCTCGTCTTCGTAGAGGTCTTCATCCTCTAGGTGTGGTGTGGGAAGCCCCCACAGTGGCTCAGGAACTATGAATCCCATAGGTCATCATCGTCCTCGTCTAGGTACTTACCTAACTCTTCTTGGGTAGGAGCCTTGTACTTGACCCAACTTGGGTAAGACTCCTTATCCATAACAAGCGATAAGGCTATGTCGTACTTGAAGCCAGCCTTGAGTAAGGAGTTGTAATACTCATTGAGCCAGATGCAGTACATCTCAAGTTCTGAGTATGACTCATCCTTGACTGTTTCCACCTGCTTACTTTTGGCAACTGCCTTCTTACGAACAGGTTTCTTTTTAGCAGCCATATTCCTCTCCTTACCCCGCTTGATATGCCTTTCCTGTTTTGTTAGAAATCTCTACTGCCTC